GGACTCTATGATTTCTTTCTTGATTAGTTCTTGACGGCAAACCATGTCGTAAATAGATTCATTCACTCCGCGCTTTAGGCTGTACGTCCCATCTTCTTCTAGCTGCTCTAACGTAATAGCGGGGAAGTTAAAAGCGTTTGATACTGCGTTAGATAAGTTAACCGCATTCCTAACTTCAGGAACTTGAATGATTTTATCTAAGTTTTCCGATAAAAAGTCGTTTAGTTGAGGCTTTACTTCAATTAGATTTTGAAAAGCTTCAGAAACAATAATTTTTTCTGTTTCTTCTAACTTAGCGCATTGCTCCTGTAACCTGCTCTGGACACCAGATAACTTTAGGCGACTGTCCCAAAGGCTGAGAATGTCTGTAAAGCTATCGTCGGCCTGAGCGTACTCCGAGTAATGAATGTTCTCGATGAAGCTACTCATCTTCTCATTTACAAAGCCATCAAAGGTATCTTCGTCTTCAAAAACAGAAGAGTCTTGAACCCTGATACCCTTTAGAGTAACATCCTCGTCAATAACGAAGCTACCAGTAATAACTTTACCACTCTCGCTGAGATAGGTTACTTGATCGTTATTACCGTCCATGCTGAATAGCATTACGTTTTCTCGGATTGATCTGCCGATGCAGTCACCTAATTTTACTAGGTGGGTGATTGTCTTGTCTCTCTCCTCAAATAATCTTGAAAACATTTTTTATCTCCGTTTAATTTATATATGGTAGCTCTAAGATAACTCTTCAGCTTTTTGCTTTTGTTTTTCCACAATTCTCGACATTACTTCCTTTGCCTCTTCATCCAAAGAACGATCTAAGATCCATTCGACAGGTGTTTTGTCGATTAAAACTAGCTTTTCGCTAGTCACTTCGGTATTACTTTCGTTAGCTGTAGGGGGAACATTCTCAGCCGATTCCATGCCTGGGCCTTGATCAGCAGCCATCTGAGCGCCTTGAGCCTCCATAGCCATCTGCTCTTCTTGCTCCTTCTTCATTTCCTGGATGGTCCTCTCAGCCTCCTCGTCAGTCATTTCGAAGTATTCCATGTATAGGTTTTTCTTTGGAAGTAATTGTAGACCTTGAGCAGCCTGAATGACTCTAATCTTTTGCTCGTCCAAGTCCAACTTTCTCTTAGCAGACATGTCAGAAGGCTCAGGTAATCGAATCCTAAGCTTCTTAATTAGCGAAGCAGGGAAACCCCTAAGCTGTAGATGTCTTTTGGCTAAATTCTCTAAGCCTGTTTCAATGTCTACCTGAACTCGCTGAATGGTTCTAGCAAACTTAACATCAAGCTGAGATAGGTTGGCTTTTCTCTCAGGAGATTTGTCCTTTTCTACAAGATAATCTTTCGGAACTTTAAGAGCCGCAAGAAGCTTATCCCTGTAGTAACGAACGTCCTCGATCTCGCCTAAGTTTGTAGCCCCAGGTAAAGTTTCAATCTTTGTACCTTTTCCATTTTTATTAGCAATGAAAAAGTCTTCATCCAGGGACATAGGGTTATACCTAGAATTTACTGTATCAGTAGATCCTTGGTAGAACTTCTCTTTCTTGAATTTCTGTTTGACACGCTCAATAAACATTTCAGCCTTGCTTGTGGGGAGGTTTCCTGTGTCAATGTAAAAGATCCTGCGCTCCGGGGCTCTAGCGAGACGATAAATCATCATCGCATCTTCCATCATTTTCAAGGAGCGGAAGATGCGATGACAGAGGGCGGCAATTGATTTGCCATACGGGTAGAAGATTGGGTCCGAAGTATGAAGGCGGAAGTGTACGATCTGATGCTTGTCTAATTCAATATACTTTATGGCTCTCTGATTTCCTGTTCCGTTGTACATAACGTCCATAACGTCATCAGAGGGGATTTCCTGTAAGAATTTCTTTAAATAACCAAACTCATTCTCTACGCGAAGCAAGTAATTAGGATTTAGGACTTTCAACTTCTTGATTCCTTCTTCTGGCTTCTCCACGTTGAGGATCATCTCAATAAAGCAATCTCCATATTTGACTGTATTACGGGCGATGTCCCAAAGAATCTTGTCTAATTTAATATCACTAAAAAAATCTTCAACCGCATCTACGACCATGCTACTCTTAGAGTCCACGTTCCAACGCTCTCCCCTATTACCCCTTTGAGTTGTGTCGTCAGCGTAAATGTCAAAAGCAGCACCAATCTCAGGATATTCATCCATCTCTTCGTACTCTCGATACCTCTTCTTTCTATTAAGTTCGTTTTGAGGTATAATAGGATTTCTTGAGATGCCTCCAATGGCGGGGCTTTCCTTACCCGGAGTATCCCTTAGGACCCCAGTAGACTTAATAGTGTCTCCCGCGAGAGGCGTCACTTGCCCTTGATCTAGTGCTTTCTGGACGGCTGGTTGCGCTTTCGTAGCAAAGAACTTAGCGAAAAATCTGCCTATAGGCCCAGTGGGAGTGTAGTATGTACCTGACCTACCCGCAGACCCACCAAAGTTGGTGTACCCTGATTCGTTTAGCAAGTCGTCATTTTCTTCTTCTATTTTATCAACCATCTGTAATCTTCTTTAGTCAAGCTCCCATTTGAAGTTTTGATACTCGCCGTATATGAGTTAGTTATCGGAAGGGGGGCGTCCCCAGGTAAGGGCCTACTCCCCTGTAACTCCATAGGTGTAGTATCTAGTAAATTTTTGTATGCATGAACAGAAAGGGCAAGACTCATAACAAGGTCATCATGATACCCTTTTTCTGCTTGAACTTTACCGCTCTCACTAATAATAAACGTAAAAAGCTCGTCGCAGGTCCTAGTAGAGTTGATTTTGATTAGGTCAGTTCTGACGGCCTCTTCCAACTCTGCTAAGATACTCTCTCTATTTTTTGCTGTGATTTGAAACCCTATCTCTCCTTTCTCGTCTGCCCATAAGTTTTCGTACTCATAGACGTTGTAAAGCCAGTCAATCAAGTTGTTTCCAATTGTGTTTCGCTCACAAATAACGTGGGCTGTATTATATAGCATACCTTCGTTAGCTAATATTTGAGCAAAGTCATTTATTGCTGTCCTATTAGAGTAGAACTCGGCAACCTGCTGACCATTATAC